ATCGGGTCGAAAAACTCAAGGATTCTCAGATGGAGATGATTCACAGGAACAACGGCATCAACGGGCACTAATGATTACGGTGAGCTTCGTATTGCTGCTGTTTTCGGGCGGTGTGTTAGAGGGTTACCGGCACTATGAAAACCTGTCAGAATGCCTAGCTGTAAAACGCAAGATAAAACGGGAAACGGTGCGACTAGATAATTTTGATAGCCGCTGGGTCTGTCAGAAAATGACTGTAGAACTACAGCAAGGGCCGGATGGCCGTTACAACATTACGAGATTGATTACAGAGGTAAAGCAATGATCGGCGCATTACTCCCAGCGGTCCTGCCGCTAGTCAAAGATGTGATTGGCTCCTTCCTGCCGGAAGACCCGAAGAAGCGTGCTGAAGCCGAGCGCAAGATTGAAGCGCAGTTAACGGAGCACCTTGCCAAGATTGATCTGGCACAGCTTGATATCAACAAGACTGAGGCGGCTCACCGTAGTATCTTTGTGGCGGGCTGGCGTCCGTTCATCGGTTGGTCATGCGGCGTTGCGCTGGCATGGAACTATATCGCGCAGCCTATTCTGGTCTTTTCGCTTGCCCAGACGGGTAATCTAGTTGAGCTTCCAGCACTAGATATGTCGCAGATGATGCCGGTCCTCATGGGGATGCTCGGGTTGGGCGGCCTACGGACGTTTGAGAAGTACAAAGCGGTGAGCAAGTAGATGTCCCCGGAACTACTGGAAAAGCTTCGTCAAGAGTTGGCTCGGGACGAAGGGATCGTATATGAAATTTATCTGGACCATTTGTCTCTTCCCACTTTTGGTCTTGGCCATCTTGTCCGGCCTTTTGATCCAGAGTATGGCCAGCCTGTGGGAACGCCTGTCAGCGAAGAACGTGTAAACGAATGCTTTACACAAGACGTTCAAACCACACTGGACGACTGTGAAATCTTGTATCCTGACTTTGCAGAGCTTCCGGACGAAGCGCAGTTGGTTATAGCAAACATGATGTTCAACATGGGCCGCCCGCGTTTGTCCCAGTTTAAGGGCATGAAGGCCGGTGTTGATGCGCGGGACTGGAACCGCGCCGCAGACGAGATGGTGGATAGCCGCTGGTATAAGCAGGTTACGAACCGCGCAGAGCGTCTTGTAAGCAGAATGAGAGCTCTTGCTTAAATAAAATTAAATACCTAGTGACAGAATATATCCGACATGCTAGGAGACCATGTGAGCATATCAGAAGAGATGCGGTAACACATGGATGAGATATTCTTTGCAGAAGCCACCTTTCGTATTATCCGGGAAAGGAGGGAGAACATCCTAGATATCCTTCAGTACAATAACGTGAAGGACATGGAGCATTATCGTGAGCTCATGGGCAACTTAGAGGCCCTAAATCACGTCGAACAGGAACTCAAGAGCCTGCTAGATAAACAGGAGCAAAGCATTGACTAAAGCTAAAAAATTGGACCTTGAAGCCGTGAAAGCCGGTGTAGAAGGTCTTTCTTCTCTTTACGCAGATCGTAAAGAGAAGGTTCTAAACCCCGATGCAATCGGGAAATCCCTCCTAGAACGCCTGCCGACCCCTACGGGTTGGCGTATCTTGATCCTCCCCTACCGGGGCAAGGGCAAGACAGAGGGCGGCGTTATCCTTCCAGACCAAGCCGTTGAGGAACAGACTGTTTCCACACAGGTCGGCTATGTCTTGAAGGTTGGCCCCCTTGCGTACCAAGACCCAGAAAAGTTCCCCACCGGACCGTGGTGCGCGGAAAAAGACTGGATCATGTTTGCCCGTTATGCGGGTTCCCGGTTCAAGATCGATGGTGGTGAGGTTCGTCTTCTGAATGATGACGAAGTTCTGGCCAAGATCCTTGAGCCCGAAGATATTCTTCATTTCTAGGAGAGCGTAATGACTTACGAAAATGTGATTGAAAACGATGACGCGCCGGAAGACGCGGACATCGAGGTAGAGGTTGAGGAGCAAGACTCCCCAGAAGCCGCGGTATACGCCGAGTCGGACGATTCTGACGACCGTTTTGACAAGGCTGAAAGCGCGGTGCAGAAACGTATTGATCGCTTGACCAAGAAGATGCGGTCTGCCGAGCGTGAGCGCGAAGAGGCGATTAACTATGCTCGTCAGGTGCAGACCGAAGCGGAAGCGCTTCGTAAGCGCATGGATGCTCTGGACAACAACTATGTTCAGGAATACAGCAGCCGCGTCGAGACACAGGTCGCAACCGCCGAGCAGGAATTAGGTCGTGCCATTGATCTTGGCGATACGAACGGCGTTATCGAGGCCCAGCGTAAGCTTACGTCTTTGGCTTTAGAGAACGACCGCGCCAAACAGGCCAAGATGCAGCAGGACCGCATGCGGCAGCAGGCAGAACAGCAGGCGCAGATGGCGGCAGCACAGCCGCAGCAGCGTCCCCAGCCAAAACGCCCTGATCCGCAGGCGGAGCAGTGGGCGTCGCGCAACGCTTGGTTTGGTCAGGATGAGGCGATGACTTACGCCGCCTTCGGAATCCATAAGAAATTGGTGGAAGAAGAGGGATTTGACCCAAGAAGCAATGATTACTATAATGAGTTAGACAGGCGTATGGTGGACGAGTTCCCCCATAAGCTTAAATCTAACGGGGGAAGCAAACGGCCCGCACAGACGGTTGCTTCTGTATCCCGCGGAAGTTCTGGGCGCAGTAGTGGGAAGAAGGTTAGACTCACCCCTAGCCAAGTCGCGATAGCGAAGAAATTGGGTGTGCCGATTGAAGAATACGCGAAATACGTGAAGGAGTAAGCTATGTCTGAAGTTGAAAACGAAGTTGAGACCTCGGTAAAGCGTACCTCCCGCACGCGAGAAACCCGGAGTGCTACGGAACGGCGTAAGCCGTGGGCTCCACCGTCCATGTTGGACGCACCGCCCGCCCCGGACGGTTACAAGCATCGCTGGATCCGAGCGGAGACGCGTGGCTTTGATGATCGCAAGAACATCAGCGCCAAGCTCCGTGAAGGCTGGGAACTTGTACGTCAGGATGAATACCCGGACTTTGAAGCTCCGGTAATCGAATCGGGTAAATACGAAGGTGTGTTTGGTGTGGGTGGCTTGCTTCTTGCCCGCATGCCGGTTGAGACGATTGCAGAACGGAACGAGTATTTCCGCCAGCGGAATGCCGACCAGATGCAGGCTGTTGATTCTGACATGATGCGCGAGAATGCACATTCAACGATGACGATTAGCAGGCCTGATCGTCAATCTCGTGTAACCTTCGGCGGCCCACGCAAGGCGTGACCGCCCCTTTAGGAGAAACCTACTATGGCAAATCAGGAAACTGCCTACGGTCTTCGTCCTATCGGGCTTGTTGGTAGCGGTGCTAACTCGACTGGTGTGACCCAGTACGAGATCGCTTCTAACAACACCAATGCGATCTTCCAGTATTCGATTTGCGTGCCGACTTCGGCAGGCGTTATCGATCAGGCTGGTGCCACAAACGGTGGTACTACGCAGGCGCTTGGTGTCCTGATGGGCGTGGAGTATCAGGACTCGGTTCAGAAAAAGCCGGTCTTCCTTAACTACTGGCCCGGTTCGGGCAGCGTAAGCGTTGACACCAACTATCCGGTGAAGGCGTTTGTTGCTGACAACCCCAACCAGCTCTTCAAGGTTGCCTCTGACGCATCCCTGACCGACCGTGCAACGGCTCTGGCGGCAGTATTCGCCAACGCTTCGCTCGGTACGTCTGCCCGCACGGGTAGCACGGACACGGGTTCCGCCAATGGCGCTCTGAGCGTTTCTTCGATTGCGACCACGGCTACTCTGCCGCTGCGTATCGTTGGTATCCTCGATGACGAGGCTAACAGCGACTACACTGCGGCGGGTATCCCGCTGATCGTTCGATTGAATGCTCACTTTAATTCGGGTTCGCGACGGTTTGATTCTCAGACCACCGCTGACTCGACAGGCATTTAGGAGGGTAATTAAATGGCTATTTCTCGCGCACAGCTTGCGAAAGAGCTAGAACCCGGCCTGAATGCACTGTTCGGGCTGGAATATGATCGTTACGAGAACGAGCATGCTGAAATCTTCGAAGAGGAGTCCTCGGACCGCGCCTTTGAAGAAGAGGTGATGCTCGGTGGATTCGGCACTGCGCCGGTCAAGGGTGAAGGCACTGCCATCAACTTTGACGACGCGCAGGAGACCTACACTGCTCGGTATACGCACGAGACCATCGCGCTGGCTTTCTCCATTACGGAAGAAGCCATCGAAGACAATCTTTATGATCGTCTGGCCTCTCGCTACACCAAGGCTCTGGCCCGCTCTATGGCCCAGACCAAGCAGATCAAGGCTGCGTCCATCCTCAACAACGCCTTCAGCACGTCCTTCCCGGTTGGTGATGGCGCGGCGCTTTGCTCGTCCGCTCACCCCAGCCTGTCGGGCAACCAGCGCAACCAGCTTTCTGTTGCTTCGGATCTCAATGAGACCTCGCTTGAGCAGATGCTGATTGACATTGCTGGTCTGACTGACGAGCGCGGTCTGAAGATCGCCGTTCGTGGCATGAAGCTCATCATTCCGAAAGAGCTTCAGTTCGTTGCCGAGCGTGTTATCAACTCGAACCTGCGTTCGGGCACGGCGGATAACGACACGAACGCCATGAAGTCGATGGGCATGCTTCCGGAAGGTGCGGTGGTTAACCACTTCCTCACCGACACGGACGCGTTCTTCATCAAAACTGACGCACCGAACGGTTTCAAGTACTTCAATCGCTCTCCGATTAAGACGGCGATGGAAGGTGACTTCGA